ATTTCTTTTGTAAACCAGGTACTGTAGATATAGAAGAAACTATACATGAACATGGACATATTTGGGGTGCCGTGCATGAAAATTATCTTGGGGCTAACCCGGAACACCCCGATAAAATAATGCACGCTTTAATAAATGCAGATACGTTCGATACAGAACTGTATAAAGGTGAATGGGATTTCATGCCTTATTTTGTTTTATATGCCATGAAAATACCAAAAATATATACGCGTAACACATTAATTGAACCCGATACAATACGCCCGGGGAGTGCGTGGACAAAATATGGTAATCAGAAAATGCGTGAACAAAAAATTAGAAGTATACAAGTACGTTCACATACAAATATGAACCAACATGAATTCATGCTTTTACGCGAGTATGCAAAAAAAGGTGATGTCTCTAAATTTAAAGAATATAACTTAACACCACAAGATTTTGATGTTATGAACCACCTTGGTTTACAGAACAAACTGAAACAACGGGAGGTTACTAAAATCAAAAAAATGATTAAAGAAGATAGTCTAAATTAACTAAATGAATACAACTACTCCAGCTTCAGAAGAAGAAGAAGAATATAAAGTGTCTCGAGTCATCGGTAACGAAATTTTCTATTACGGGGAAATTACCGATGTTGATATTCTCGAGTTTATTGAAGATTTTAAAAAACTCGAAATTAATCTTCTTAAAAAGAAAGCCGAACTCATAGGGTACGAACCTGTCATACATTTTCATATATGTAGCGAAGGAGGTGATTTATTCGCAGGGTTAAGTGCAATGAACATTATAGAAAAATCGCGTGTTAAGGTCATTACCATAGCACAAGGTGTGTGTTGTTCCGCCGCCACGTTTCTCCTTTTAGGTGGTCACGAACGTCGTATAGGTAAGAATGCACACGTTCTCATCCACCAAATATCTACAAATGGGTTCTGGGGAAAATACGAGGAACTCAAAGACGAAATGAAATCGTGTGATAAACTCATGGATATGATTACAAAAACGTATAAGGAAAAAACAACTATACCCCAAAAACAATTTAAGAAAATTATGAAACGTGATATGTATTTAGATCCACAAGAATGTATCAAGTATAATGTCGTTCATTCGATTGATTAGACCCTTCGGGTCTGGGGGTTTTTCAAGTCTACGTGTCTCTTATACAAACCAATAATAGATAGTAGTATTATGAAAATACAAATAGTATTTGCGTTTATGGGAATAACCGTGTTTTGTGGAGGCCTAAGTCGCTCCATTCGTTTATAATCTACAACTGGTGGAACACTACTCATATATTACTACTATAATGGAAACAATTTTTAAAACAGATAAAAACGGCAATCAAAGGTACACGTCCGTTCGAGTTGAAAAACTCAAGGACGGAACCGCCAATATTATTAAAGCAACTGGTGTTGTTGATGGTAAAGAATCTATCTCAACAACACACGTTCCTCTCGGGTACGAAAGTGCCCTGAAACGAGCAAAAACTATTTGGAAGAATTTACAAACCCCGGATGTTATGCCTATGTTGGCAAATAAATGGGACGATCGTAAAAAGTATATTTCGGAACCGTTCTACGTCCAACCGAAACTTGACGGGGTTCGATTACTCGTCTCGAATAAAGGTGGGATTTCACGTACGGGAAAACTCGTTCCGGGAACCGAGTATCTCGGTAAAGGTCTTAAGGATGGTGAATACCTCGACGGTGAGTGTTATGATCCAAATAAAACGTTTGAGGAAATTACAAGTTTGTTTAAAACTGACCCGAAAAAACTCGAGTTTTACGTTTTTGATTATTTCGATGTGAATCGTCCCGATTTACCGTTCGAGGAAAGGTGTAAACATCACGTCACGGTCGAAACGAAACTTGTTCGTAAGAAAACGTGTTTGAAACAGTTCCATGAGAATTTTGTTTCTCAGGGCTATGAAGGTACCATGGTTCGCGAATCGTCGAGTGTTTATGAAAACGGGAAACGAAGTAATTATTTGTTAAAGTTCAAGGATTTCATGACGGAAGAATACGAAGTCGTCGACGCAAAGACGGGACATGGTCGAGATGCAAATGCCGTCGTATGGGTCTGTAAAACGGAAAATGGAAGTACATTCTGTGCTCGACCCGAAGGAACGATAGAACAAAGGGAGTATTTTTACTCAAATAAAGAGAAGTATTTTGGAAAAATGTTAACCGTAAGGTTCCAAAACTTGACGGAACTTGGTATTCCAAGGTTTCCAATCGGGATAGTATTTAGAGATTATGAATAAATATATTATATTACACAAATGAAAAGAGTTGCTATTGATATCGACGAAGTCCTCGTCTCGTTCGTTAAACCTATGGCAAAGTTCCGTGGATACAAAATGCCGACCGCCCAAAAGTACCCGTACGTGTATAAAGATATGTTCGATATTACCGAAACCCAATCGCGTACCATGGTCCATGATTTTTACGAATCTGAGGCGTTCGCGAAACTTAAACCTATCCCAGGTGTGTGTAAACAGATGGGGTATTTACGCAAACACGCCGATACAATGTATATCGTTACGGGTCGACAAAGTTACGCACGTGATCAGACTGAAAAGTGGCTCGAATACTGGTTCCCCAATACCTTCGATGATCTTATCATGACCAATAGTTATACGGATCACGAAATTGAGAAACATGAAATCTGTAGAAGTCTTGCCTTAGACTCGATCATTGATGATAGTTTTGACGTGTGTACCAAATGTAACCGTATCGGTATTGATTCGTATAACATTATTGGGTATGGTAACATGCGGTACCCGTGGGCTATACAATCGAATATGCAGAGAGTTTGGGGTTAAAAAGAACAGTTTAATACTAAATAAAATGTCGTTTGGTATCGTCGGTATTTCCCCACCCACATTAAAAATTGCAAACGGGGTTCAAAAAATTAATAAGGTTCACACGTGTAACCAAAGTATTTCACAAGAACTGAACATGTATAACGCCGAAAACCATTCGTGTGTTGCCGACCTCATGTTAAACATGGACCGTCCTCGAACTATTGTTACGGCGTGTAAAAACGTAAAAGACGTTCGTCCGACCTTAACTCGTATTCTTGAATGGTCTGACCCTGAAGATACGATCATTAATTGTACGCACGAACACTATAAACATAGCATGTATTACGAAAACGAGTGTTCGAACAAAAACGTACACTATTTAAGTGCATCCCTTACAAACGACGCATTCCTCGTCGGAGGTCAAAAACGCATTTTTAGATCCCACGAACCCTTATTCTATTCGTTCGCTAAAAATGTTCAACATACGGGGGACATGCCGGGATCGGGACATTTCTCTAAAATGGTTATTGATGGTCTTGAGTGTGCCATGTTCCAAGTCGTCGGTGATGCGTTTGCGTACTGTAACGGGAACGTTCCGGTCATGCTTTCACTCATGGATAAGGCTAAGAACATGGACGTTTCGGGGCCCGTTATTGATCGGTGTAAAAGTCAACTTTACGTGACTCGAAACTATAGTCAAGTCGCCCAAGTTAAAAATTCAACCACGTGGTTCATGGAGTATACGTTCAAAGCGCGGTTACCAACACCCGTCATACACTCGGCTATTACATCACGCATGACGAGTCAATACGCAAAATTATCTGAAACACACCAATCGTATAATACGTTTTACGATACGAACGTTATTCTCCAAACGATCCGGTTCTGTTTTGCAATGGCACTCTATGAAGCTAACCAAATTTCGTATGGGAAAATCACAGACTGGTCTAAAAACTCAAACGTGGCGTGTCACATGTTTGAAACACACGATCCCTTATACGTGATGGATGCGACCGTCGAGTTTGCGAGGACGTTTGTCATGCATTGTGTGAACTCCGGGGTACCTATACCCACAGTTCAAGCCGCGTTGAGCCAATATGATTTTATGAAACAAGAACGAACGTCGATGAATTTTATCGCGTCGTTGAGGGATGTTTAATTTTTTAAAATAAGGTAATATTTTAAAAAGATAAATACAAAGCAAATGCCTTACCACTTGGCCACACGAGCTCGACTATATAATATGCTCGCGACAGGGTTCGAACCTGCGATCCTTTGCTAAATTTGTAAAACCTCTCTCGACCGGAGTTGAACCGGTGACTTCGCGATTAACAGTCGCACACTCTAACCAACTGAGTTACGAGAGAAACGAGTATGGGGGTCGCGCAACCAAGGATCGAACTCGGGACAATTGGAGTTTAGTGACTAAACGAATAGTTATAATAATTTATTACAATTACAATCCAATGCTCTACCAACTGAGCTATCGCACGGTGATGCCGGCAGGATTTGAACCTGCGCTCTTTCGAACCAGAGCCTTAATCTGGCGCCTTAGACCACTCGGCCACGGCATCGTTATCAGCTACTGCTAGGATTTGAACCTAGGTGATTGGATTCAAAGTCCAAGATACTAACCACTATATGACAATAGCTCCCCGTATTTATTTTGTTTGTATTCTTTAAGTAAGAATGTTCATTCCGTTACTAATCGTACTTTTAATAGTACTTTTACTCTTACTCGTAATCACACGTATCAGGAAAAAACCTGAGTATAAGTGTTTCCTACTCACACTGGAAACATCAGCCGACCGACGCGAAAAGTTTATTAACCATTACGATAAATCCATACCTTTAGAAATTATATACGGAACGGATACCAGGAAACTCGAAAACGCTAAAAAGTACCAGAAAATCATCGACCCTCCGTATTACCGTGAGGCTCTTAGACTCCATTATAATGAAAATAAAACACGTCCCGATATTACATATTTCAATTTAGGGGCTATTGGGTGTTATATGGGACACATGAACTTTTATAAAAGGTGTTTTGAACAAAACCTCAAATATGCCGTTATTTTTGAAGATAATGTTGTTATAAAAGATAAACGTGTTTACCGAGAAATCCAGGATGTTATCAATAAGAAAGGTGACGATTTTGAAATGTGTTTCTTCCATTGCTTATCGCGGTACCCCGATGAGGAAAAGCTGGATAAACATGGTCTCGAACGCGTTAAGTGGATTTCGAGTACCAAGTGTTACCTCATACACGTCGATAATATGAAAAAGTATTATAAACACTTTTTTCCTATTGATAACCACGTCGACATGAAACACGAAGATATTATTGCCCGAGGGGCGCGTGTTTACTATAAAGATCTTAGACACTGTTTACACATTGACCGTACACACAATAGTACAATCGGACATAGTAATTGGGGAAAACGTGAATTCTTTTCGAAACGGTACCCTACCGCAACCACCGATGATCTCGAGCTTGGTTGGTAAACACATTAGTTCCACGGTATATCTTGTGGACGAAACCGACACCCATCTTTTAAAAAGTCGACAAACTTTTTAAATTCTGGTTCGGATATATCGGTATTTTCCATCGAATTGAGAACGTTACCAACATATTCGTTATACTTTTTATGATTACCTCTATGTGTAAGTCTATTCTCACGCAAATTACCAATTTCACGTGGCATCATGATTATATTCTCACTCGCGTGTATATCATACTTAACCTTTTCAATAATTGGGTGACTCTTGAACTCTTTTGGTATGACGTGATGGTCCTCGACGTTACGAACATTCCATCTAAGTTTGAATGTTCGTCTGAGTAATGATCCGTACCGCATACTATAGTTTTGAAATACTTCTACACCGAGACGCATCATTGAATCTTCCAATTCATCAACTTCTTGCCATGCCGCAAAACACTCTTCTGATGTTCCCGAAACGTAACACTTTTCATACGCCTCGTCGAGTGCTTCCGCGAACCTAAACTGAAGACGTGGGTTCTCGAACGTTTGAAACGCAATATTTATTTTTTTAGAATACGTATTTTCAAGAATGTTCTTACGTATTTGGTTACGTTTGTTTTCGGGTGTTAGGGGAATTGAAGAAACTCTAATCATTTACTTTTTAACGTGGTATATCTTTAACACGTTAAAAAGTAGGCGTGATCCCAGCGGGGGTCGAACCCGCGACCTCGGCGTTGCGTTTGTGACACTAAAGTCACTTAGGTATACCTAGTAATGTATAAGCACCGCGCTCTAAACCAACTGAGCTATAGGATCATGTTTATATATCAATCATAAACTTTAAACCAAATACAACTTTTATTAACCGTAAAACATACTCTTTGTATTCAATCATTTGTACTATACAGTATAGTTTAATCTTTATACCTCACACGAAGGGTAAGACTCTAAATCTAGTGATTGTCTCGGTGTTGGTAATTGATTATCCGGTGTTTTTGGACGTGTCATCCATTTTTTTATAGCTTTTGATACGCGTGAATCGTCTTGTTTAATTAGTTCACTATTTGAAATTATACTTAACCCGTTACACACATCAGGTTTGTTTTCTTTACCGGGGAACGTTTCGTTAAACGCATCTATCGTGTGCCCGGGTATATCAGGTGCTTCATCAAGTAATCTATCGTATTCTAAACGCACTTTATTCACAAAATCTAAAACGTCTTCGCGGTATTTCGTTTCGAGCGATAATTCCATATCAATGTTCCTATAGAATTTTGAGTATTGGATGGACATGACCGAATGTGCTTCCATCATACGTGAAGAATTATTAAACTTTGATATTGATGTAAGTATACCCGCAATAACATTCATAAACGCAAAAAAGTATTGAAAAATAACAATTTTTTGTTTTTGTTCGGTTGACATGTTTTGATCATTAGGACTTAAAACCGCAAAACCACCGACACCTGTAATACTCGATATGATTATACATGGGTACGATAACCAATCGTTCTGTTTTTTATAAAACATACGTGCGTGATTATGTAACCATCTGTATCCGGCAGCCTTTTCGGCCCATCGGATTAGGAGTTGTTCTTGTTTTGGACACCAGTGATGTTGTTCTGGTATAATGTCGCCTCCCATTACTATTTCTTAGAAAATAAATATGCATACTCACGAGCCTGTGTATCAACACACTCGTTCTTTTCGTTTCCATTGTGTGCCTTGACCCACTTTATATCAACAAAATCAATTTTACGTAGTAGGTATAACATATGTATCCATAAATCCTTATTCTTTACGGGTTCACCTTTACTCGTTTTCCAACCGTTACGTTCCCAATTCTTCGACCACTCGAGTAATCCCATTTTTACATAGTTACTATCGGTATATACAGTTACAGTATCGTGTCCTAATTCTATACACTTCTCGAGTGCTTTTACGACCGCGGTCATTTCCATTACATTGTTTGTGGTTACCTTAGCACCACCTCGACCTATAAAGTCGTCTATAATATATGCCCAACCACCGGGACCAGGGTTTCCTAGACAACTTCCGTCTGTGTAGACTTCTATCATACTTACTAGTATATATGATAAAATCTTTATATTTCAACAACGTGTTCCTTTTTATACGGAAAACAGTAATAGTAACATTTAACCACGGGATTAAACAATATACACGAACCAAACACACTTCCAAAAATTATTAAGAACGCGTATACAGGTTTCATTTATATAGTACACGCGTTATTCTTTATCTTTCAGTTTCGGTATCATCACCGCAACACGATTTTGGGCAGAAAAGTGATAAGATTATAACACCAAGTACGGTAAAGGTTACCGATATTCCAATTATAAAATTCATTATATTTGTATAACTACTTAAAATTTTAAGTCTCTTTGAAACAAAATGGATTGGGATCCAGTTATTGTTCGAGGTAAAATCGACAAAACACGTGAAAAAGAAAAATACGTCAAGTTCATGGGTCAAGAAATCAAGTTACCTAAACGAAGTCAGTATTCAGGTATATCACCGGAACAAAAACTCGAGGAAGCTGAATTGTGTGGTACACATAGAAAAGTGAGTAAAGAAACGGGATTAACGATCCAACGGGCACGCGTTGCAAAACAATATACACAAAAAGATCTCGCGGGTCTTATACACGTATCAACAGATATTATCTCTTCATACGAATTAGGTAAATCAATTCCGGATCCTAACGTTATGCAAAAATTGCGACGAGTTCTGGGTGTTAAACTTTAAAATTTGGTCTAAATTTTAATTTTTAAATTGTAAATTTTATTTATTTTTTAAATTTTTAAACGCTTAATAGACGCTTAGTTGGAGAAGGCGAGGCCACCCATACCCGATTGGATTCTGAGGACGTTGTAGTTCGTCGCGAACATGTTAAGAGTATTCTTGGTGGAATCAGTTCCTCTTGGAGACGAGGTACCCTTGACCGAAATGGAGACTTGCGCGTTGTCGATTCTGGAGAAGTTACAGGTACCCGTTGGTTGATGCTCTTCTGGCTTGAGCGCAAAAGAGTACGAGTAGATCCCTGGCATTGGGGAGGAGGAGTGGTGGACGAATGGTTGGACGGAGTTAAAGTACTTACCGCCTTGTTCCTTGAATCTGTCTTGACCGTTGAGGACCAACTTGAAGCTGTCGAGTGGACCCGAAGTTTCTTCATCGAATTGCGCGAGGCCGTACAAGGCTGGCGCACCCGCGGCATTTGGGGCAATCGCGACGTTAGAGGCGGCGACCGACGCCATAGCGGAAGACACCGTGACCTCGGTGTCGGTAAAGTTCCATACACCGTTAGCGTCACCGACAACGTTGGAGGATTCAGTGGTACACCAGACCAATTCCTTGACTGGGTGGTTGTACGACAATCTGATTTGCTTGGTCGAACCGGCAGCAGCCAAAGAGTCCGAGCCAGTGTGCTGGACTTGTTCGATCAAGTATTCGTGACCCTTTTGCGCAAATCGTCTGCGTTCTTCAGTGTCAAGGTAGATGTAGTTACCCCACACCTTCAAGGAGTCGAAGTTAGCGTACGTGGACGCCAAGTCGATGTCAATTCTGACTTCGTGGTATTGCAAGGCAATCAATGGCAAGGCCAATCCTGGGTTTCTGTTAAAGAAAAAGATCAATGGCAAGTAAACCTTTTCGTTGTCAATAGTCGCCGAAGTCATCTTACCGTAGTTCAACTTCGCGGATTCGTCCAAGTACAATTCCGCGTACAATCTCCACCACTTTTGGTAGTGCTTGTCGATTCTTTGACCACCGATGGACAATTCGACAGTGGAGATCGCGGATTCCGCGATCCACGCATCTTCAGTAATAGTTGGTGCAGTAAGGCATGTCAATTCGACGTACATGTCCGCGATCAAATCACCGTTTCTGGCGACCGTGACGGAAACGCGACCACCAGCCGTGGCAGTACCGTTGACAGTTTGTTCGATGTTTTCCATCGCAAAGTTTGTGTGGCGTTTGTAAACAGCCTGGAAGAAAGTGACTTTTGGGTTACCAGTCAAGTAGACATCTTGGGCGCCGTAGGCGACGAGTTGCATGAGACCACCGGCCATATTGTTTGTTTTTGTACTATAGGCTGAGATTTTTATTTCAGGTGAAAGCTGCGAAAAAACCCATCCCTATTTTTCCTGGTACATATAAATGTCTGACCAAGAAGAAACAATTCTTGAACCAGTCGAAGAAATTGAGGAAAATAGCGAAATTGAAGAACAAGAATATGGATCTGAAACTGGATCGAATATTGAAGAAGATGACTTAACTACAGTCGGAGGTGAACTCCCGGATATCGATGATTTTGAAGATGAATTCGAAGATGAACCGTATATGATGGATATTGGTGGACTCTTAAGTTCGGTCCTCGCCACCGAAGAAGGTGATACCATATGTTCCGCACTGGTAAATATTTCCAGACAGATGGAAGTTCAAAACAAAATTCTTATAAAAATGTTATCTCAGATGCAAAAAAATTAACTTAGAAAAATAATCCATATGTAATAAAAGAAAATGGACGATACACATTTTATTAGTTCGGAATCAAATCAACGTGAATCCAATGCTATTATGTGGTCTAACCAGATTCAATCACTCAACCCTGAAGAGTTTATGCACCTTCTATCACAATTAGAAGATATGTGGGACATCAATACTACGGATAATAGTATGATATCGTTCCAACTTGGATATAAAAACTTTATAAATCCTCAGGACCTCGACCCTGAAACGGGATTACCCGTTCGGTTTGACGTTGAACTTGTTTCTGGAAACCATAAACGCCTGAAACTGCAATTGGGACAAATGTATCATCGGGCTGAAGTTTTAAAACTTTTAGATACCGAAGACGATGAAGATATGAAAATATCCATGCGTATAAATCGTCTTATTGATCAGGTCGACGATGCATGGCAAATTATTTTTAGGGCAGCTCGTATACACGAACGTATCAATAATCCGACGTATGTACCCATAAACCCAGAATCAGATCCATCTATTTTTAGGTGTTCGACCATGGAAAAGATAGAGGAATTAGCACCATACCAACAGGCAATTCTCGCATGTTTACAAAACCTTTACGAAACGAATGTTAAAAGATACAAGGGGTACTGTTGTACACAGATTAAGACCGAAGATGGTAAAGATACACGTGCATGGAAACAGGTCGAAACAATACAGGAATATGTTTATGGGGTTGCACAGAAAGAGACACGATACGAGCTTTGGAAAAATTTATCTAGTCGTGGATCAGCCTATAACGACGTTATTCGACACTTAACGCACTGTAAAGATATGCAGTTTCCAGAGATTATTAAAAATAGGCATGTATGGTCATTTAAAAATGGTATTTTTATAGGTAAGGAGTGGTCGGCACAAACAGGTCTCTATGAATCGAACTTTTATACGTACGAGTCGCGTGAATTTAAAAATCTTGATCAAACCATTGTAAGTTGTAAATATTTCGATAAGGAATTTACGAATTACGAACACCTCGAAAACTGGTATGATATTCCAACACCATTTTTCCAATCGGTTCTCGATTACCAAAAGTTTGATTCGGATGTATCTAAATGGATGTATGTTATGGGTGGCCGTTTATGTTTTGATGTAAATGATATAGATACATGGCAGATTATACCTTTCTTAAAAGGTATTGCACGTTCTGGTAAATCGACGCTTATCACAAAAGTGTTTCGTAAATTCTATAACGCTGACGATGTACGCACACTTTCAAATAATGTTGAAAAGAAGTTTGGATTATCGTCCATTTATGATGCATTCATGTTCATAGCACCAGAAGTAAAAGGTGATTTACAACTCGAACAAGCTGAATTTCAATCTATTGTGTCTGGTGAAGACGTATCCATCGCAGTAAAACACGAAAAAGCTAAATCATTCGAATGGACAACACCTGGTGTACTCGGTGGTAACGAAGTTCCAAATTGGAAAGATAATTCAGGTAGTGTTTTGCGTCGTATTCTTACGTGGAACTTTGGTAAACAAGTCAAAGATGCCGACCCAACACTCGAATATAAACTCGATACAGAATTACCCATCATACTTCAAAAGTGTATTCGTGCATATCTTGAATACGCACAAAAGTATGCAGATCGAGATATTTGGAACGTCGTTCCAGAATATTTCAAGGTTGTTCAAAAACAAGTCGCAACGATTGCGAGTACACTTGAAAACTTCATGCAATCCACAGGTGTAAAATACGGGAAAGAATTATTTTGTCCACAAAAAGAATTCGTCGCGTTATTCAATTCACATTGTCAAGCAAATAATCTTGGAAAACCTCGTTTTACTCAGGATTTTTACGTGGGTCCGTTCAGTCAGCGTGAAATAGAAGTTCGTGAAGTAACACTCACATATAAGGGGCGTAATTACCCCAGACAGGCGTTCATATTTGGTTTAGATATAGTGAATGAAGATATTACATTTGGTAACGAGTATTAATTAAAATATCACGTTAGATTAAGATATGGATCCCAGGCAATTTGTAAAAAATTCGAATGTGACTATTCAGACCGAATCCAAGGTAGTACCAGCTAAAAAAGGTGGTCTCAAAATTGGAAAATTTCACCCGGGTATGTACAATGTTCTTGTAAACAAAAAGTTTTCAAAGGATGAAAAACGTGTAGACTTACAATACATTTTAAAACAAAAACCAAAGGGTCATGCTCAAATAGCAACTGGTTTAACCATTGATCTTAACGAGATTAAAGGTTATTATGGAAGGTTTCAAACAGGTGCCATACACACGTCTAATTTTGGATTAAAGGGTGATTTAAAAAAGGAATTCTTTTCAGTGCAGTTAAGTGGTTACAGCATGGACGGCACTGAACAGAAAAAATTCACGTTTGTCATTTACAGTAACGGTAAAATCCGTTTTTCGGGTGGGTTTTTAGGGTCTAATAATCTTAAAAAACAACCAGAAGCTTTGCGTAAATATTTAATTGATACATATACACAAAAACAGGGCTTTTTGTATAACGATATTGAATATAACAATATCGCAGGGTTCTTTAATACAAACGTAAACTTCGATTTAACGAGAATTGCCCAACAAAATCCTGTAAAAGCTCAAAGTATTAGTTATGAAACAGAAACAACACCCTTTTTATACATGATATATAAAGACCATAATTTTGTTTTATCGTCTAAATCTGGAAAACTTGGTTCGGGTGTCATTCAAGTTCAAGGTGAAAGTGACCCAGATGACCTTGAAAATGCGTATAAAGTAGGTGTTGATATGGTAAAACTACTCCATGTTTTAGGGTACACAATGGGGTTGGTAAACCGTAATGTAAATGCCCCAAAACTCCCTATGATGAAAAGTGTAAAAGCATCAACGTGTCCTAAACCACGTCGCCCACCATGTAAAGATGGGTTTGAAGTTCGTAAAAACCCACAGGGATCAGATTGCTGTTTTAAAATCCCAAAGAAACGGAGTGTTTCTAAGAAAAAAAGTACACCTAAAAACGTTTCTATTTCATATGATAAAGATGGTACTATGAAAATAGGTGGGCGTAAGTGTGATAGACTTACAAAACCCGTTTTACTCGACGTTGCTAAAAAGTTGGGTGTTGTCGGGATACGTGAAAAAAATAATAAAAATGTTATATGTTCGGCACTGGATGCGATTGAGAAAGGTACATCCAACTTAAAAATAGACGGAACATTGTGTCGAACAATGAAAAAAGACCAACTCGTTGCGATGGCATTATCTAAGGGTATCACGATTGACGATAAGGATACTGTAAAAATGTTATGTGATAAACTTCAGAATAAACCAAATACAGCAAATTCACCAAATTCACTTGCAAATGAAATGGAATCCGCACTTAAAATGAGAAGAAATAGAAACACGGTCAATCAGAGAAGAAAACTCAATGATACGGGTATAAGAAACGATCTCGTTAAAATGTATGGTAAAAAGTGGATGACAAAGTATGGTAAAGTTATGAATTTGGATAAAAATGTGCGTGATATAAAGAGAGAATTAAATAAGGCTGAAAAGAATAATTCTCTTAATGTCACGTCACGTAACGGTGTTATACGAAAGATGGTCGCGAACGATATCAAAAAGGCGATGGTCAAAGATATGAAACTTAACCAAGAAATCACCCTTAAGAAAAAACTTCTCCGAAATGAAGCACAAAAGTTATACGGTAAGTTTGGTAAAAATATGGTAAATAACGTTATAAAATACGCAACAAATTTACCAAAGACGTACCCTCTTAATAGCAGTAAAATAAAGAATTACGTTATGATAAAACGTCAACTTCAACAAAATACACCATCTGCGTTAAAGAATAACCGCAAAACTAAA